AAGATATTAATCCTAAAATAGGTGAAGGTGTCCCATATACATCTGCATGGAGTAAGGGTTGGCATCAAGCTAATTTAGGTGGTGGAATAAAAAAAGAAGAAAAGAAGGTTGATGATAATAAAGTAAATGAAGGTGCCTTTAGATCATATTTACATTTTGAGAAACAGTTAGAAAATGCTACTGATAATTTTTATGCTGCAGCAGGAGAAGAAGAAATTAATAAATGGGATAAAATATCTGAAGATCTTAATCAGAAATTAGTGGATCTTGCTAATACTACGGCTAAACATTATAAAATAACTCCAATACAATTTGTAGATCAGCTTAATGCTTATGCTGAAACAAAAGGAAAATAAATAGATTATAATTCAAAATTGATATAAAATAAAAACAAATAATAAATGAAGACTTTAGCTTTTACAAATGCTGACAATACAGTTAATGTTGAATATTTAACTGATATAATTGGCAGTAATGATTATTTTACAATATATGAAATAACTGGTCTTACTGATGCTTTACAGGCATTGTATGTATTTCCAGATAAAGTTACTCAGTGGACTTTAGCAGAAGCTCTTGCTTTTGGAGTTTCTAGTAATCTTACTTTAAAGGTTTACGAGACTGATGAAACTACTGTGACTGAGGGTTCATTAGTAGCAATGGTTATTTCTGATGTTGCTTTAGATGGAGCTACTAATGATACTGTTTATACAGAACAAATTCATGCTGATGGTGGAAATGGAGATTATGTATATACTGTAGCTGATTTACCTACTGGATTAAGTATTAATGCAGCTACAGGAGCTATTACAGGCACTCCAGCAGATACAGTAAAAACTCATGCAGTTACGTTTACTGTAACAGATGCTTTTGGTGTAGCTGTAAGTAAGGCATTAGATATTGTACTTGGAGCTTGTGAAAAAACAGACTTCCTTACTTATAGTTTTCCAGAACAAAGCGTAACACCTGTTGTAATTGATACAGGAGCTCATACTATTGATATTGAAGTTGTTAATGGTACTACAGTAACAGCTCTTGTAGCTACATTTACAATGGATTATTTAGCATTAGCTGATATTTCAGATGTTGCACAAACATCTGGTGTTACAGATAATAACTTTACTGAAGCAGTTACTTATACAGTAACAGCTGAAGATGGTGTAACGGAGCAAGATTGGGTAATTACTGTTTCTATTGCAGCTCCTTAAAAAGCTAATTACATATGATTAATGGAAATCAGCCTGAAGATCCAAAGGGAGGGATAATTATTATAGATGATAATATTCAAAAATTATTTATAGAAAAGTCCCTCCAATTGGAGGCTATGTTAAAATCAGATGATCCTGATCAAATATTAAAGGCTAGACAATATCTTGAATCTTCAAATAGTAAAGGTAAAAGTGAGTTAAAGTCTTATATATTTGCTCCAGAAGCTGAATTATATTCTGGTTTAGGATTTAAGGATACTTTAAAGTCTACTTCATATGAAATATGTCGTATGATGGCTAAAGTACCTGTAATTCAAGCTATAATTTCAACAAGGAAAGAACAGGTACATAATTTCATTAATTTTACTTTAGATCCACAGGAGGAAGGTTGGACTATTCAAAAGAAGAGATCTATATTTGATAAGGAAGAAGAACAAAAATTATCTAGTGGAGATAAAAAGAAAATAGAGTATATAAAAAACTTTATTGAAAGTGGTGGAGAGGTTGGTAAATGGGATATTACAGATGATTTTGAACAATTCATTCCTAAATTTATAGATGATTCACTCACTATTAATCAATCTTGTTTTGAAGTAGAAAGAAATAGAGGTAATAGGCCAGTAACTTATTCTCAAATAGATGGTAGTACAATCCGTTTACTTGAGACAGTGGATCCTAATTTTATTAATGATAAGAATAACATCAAATATGAAGAATTAAAGGGGTATTTACCCTATTACTGTCAGGTTTGGCATAATCAAGTAGTAACAAATCCAAAAACAAAGGAACAGGTATTGTATTATCCCTGGGAATTATGTTTTGCAGTTAGAAATAGATCTTCTAGTATTTATAGTAATGGATATGGTACATCAGAACTTGAAATCTTAATTCAAGTTATTACTTATATTTTGTATGGATTACAATATAATGGTAATTTCTTTAAGCAGGGATCAAATCCAAAGGGATTTTTTTGGATAAAAGGAAATGTGGACCAGAAATCTATGAATGATTTTAGAATGGCATGGAGGCAGATGGTTAGTGGAGTGTGGAATGCTCATAAAGTACCTATATTTGAGGGTAGTGATGAAATCAAATGGAATGATATGCAACATAGTAATAAGGATATGGAATTCAAAGAATGGAATGAATTCCTTACTATATTAGCTTGTGCTGTATTTAGAATTGATCCAGATGAGATAGGTTTTCATCTTAAGGGTCAAGGAATGTTTGGTCAAGAAGGACAAAAGGAAAGAATTCAGCATAGTAGAGAAAAAGGAATGAAACCTCTATTAAGATTTGCTGAAAGAAACCTTAATAAATATATTGTCTCTGAAATAGATGATAAATTTGAATTTAAGTGGACAGGAGTTAATCAGGAAGATCAAGATGCAATATTAGAAGCAGATGTTAAAAAGGCTGCATCTGGTTTTATATCACTTGAAGATGGCTTTAAAAAATGGACAGGTAGAGATTTTGATCCAGAAAAGGATACAATTCTTAATCCTGTATATCTTCAAATGAAACAAATGGATCAATATGGAGGTGAAGAAAGTAATGATGCTGTAAATCAAATGGCAGGTGGAGAAGGTGAGGGTGCAGATAATCCATTTAATGAGTTTGAACAATCAGAAGATAATCCAATTATGGATTTATTATATAAGTATGTTGAAGATAATTTAAAAAATTAAAAATTAGAAAAAATGGGTGAAGAAATAGGTTTTTTAAGCAGTGATTTTGAAAAGTGGGTAGCACAAGTTGCTGATGATGCGTATGAATTTGACAGTTGGATATTAGAATTAGCTGATGGTAAAGCTTATTTAATTGTTTTTAGAGGATTAGATAATAAGCTTGGTGTAAGAGTGAATTATACGCATAAAGAAGAAATAAGAAATCTTTTGGATGAGGTTAAGGATTTGGTAGTTGAAGGAACAGAAGATAGTATTGGTTTAGCAGTTGATAAGTTTACAAATACACTTGATAAGCTTATTAATATTCCTGTAATTGGTGATTCTACTGAAGCTGTATTTTTTGAGCTTCTTGGAGCATTAATCAAAGCAGGTGTAATGGCTCAGATAAATAAAAAGAAAGTTGAATTAGCTATGTAATGATAGTTTTAAAACCAAATAAATCAGTAAATTCTATTCCAATAGGTCAACTTTTAAAGAAGATTTGGAATATGCCAATTGTAAAAAAGGCTGTTTGGTTAGCTATTACTACTGTTGTGGAAAAATTATCTGAGAAGATAATATCATTAATTGGTAGGAAAAAAGGTGATAAGAAAAAAAAAGAAAAAAAAGAGCCTAAAAGTAATTGACCCACCTAAATATCCAAAAGTAATTAATGGGTATGAAGGTGGGTTTAAGGCTCAATTTGCTATTCAAAGTAACATGATGTTAGCAGATGTTACTAAGAAGTTAGTTCAATTTATGAAAACATGATATTAAATTCAGCACAAATATCTGCAATATTAAGTGAGGTAGATAAAAATACTCTCTTATTTGTAGCTGGAAATGTTGGAGTGGATGTTTTAAGTCCAGAAGATATTTCATTATTAAGAAGATTTGGAATTAATCATAATCAGTTATATTCTGAATTTCCTCTTTTTACACAATCGTTTTATTTTGGTAGGTTAGCTCAATTGTTAGGGGAGAAAAATACTTCTATTTTGGGCTATAGTGATCTAAGAGAGTATTTGAAAAGGCATCAATATCAGCCTTTAACTTCTTTAGAAAAGTCTGTTCTTGCTGTGGCTAAAAGAAAAACTTATGGTCATATTAAAGATTTAGGCAATAAACAAAAGGGTGATGTTGTAAATGCTATTAATAGAAAGGAATATGAAAAGATAATTGGAGATGCTGTAGAAAGTGCAGTTTCTAATCGACAAAATATAAGAGAAGTTGTATCACAGATTGGACATAAGACAGGAGATTGGCAAAGAGATTTGGGTAGGATAGCTGAAACAGAGATGCAGTCAGCTTATAATTGGGGTACTTTAACACAAATAATGGAGGATTATGGTGAAGATGTATTTGTTTATAAGCAAGTTTATCAAGGGGCGTGTAGGCATTGTATAAGGCTTTATTTAACAAGTGGGTTAGGAAGTAAACCAATTTTATTTAAAATAAAGGATTTGGTTGCAAATGGAAATAATATAGGGTTAAAGGTGGTAGATTGGAAAGCTACAGTTGGTCCAATTCATCCATTTTGTAGATGTTCATTATTTACTTGTTTTCCAGGTCAGGTTTGGGATGATGAAAAGAAGATGTTTATGTTTAAAAAAGATGAGGATGCAAAACCTTGGAGAAAAAGTAAAATAAAAGTTAAGATAGGTGAAAGAGAATTATTAGTGTAAAATTTTTTATTTTTATAAAAACTGAGATTAAGATAGTTAATTATATGCATTATGAATAAAAATCATGTTTTCCAAGTATCTGATGGATCTGCTTTTATTGTAGAAAATGTTGTAGTATGTAACAGGCCTTGGAGTGTACAGATAGTGTGGAGTGGTCTTGATGCTGCTATTAAGGTTACACCTAAACATTCAAATGATGGTGGTAATTTTAATTCTTTACCTCTTGGTGGGGTAATGAATACTGGTGGAACTGCTGCAGGTACTTTATCTATGGATGGAATGGGAATTACACATAAGGATTTTAAGATTGAATTAGATGTTCTTACAGCTACTACAGGTATTGTAATAGTATATTATAATTTACCTGATAGATCTAAGGGAACTTTTTAAAAAATAAATTATGGCTGTAAAAGTAATAGAAACTTTATCAACTATTTCAGGAGTAACAACGGTTCAGAATTGGGAAAATTTTATGAACAATAATTATGCTGTGCTTAATACTGCAGCAAAGAAGTTTCTTAAAATTATAGATGCTGATCTTGAATTTAAGGGGACAGCTGGAGATTTAGATTCAGGTCCGTTATTGCCAACATTAAATGATGCATATATAGCAAGAGAAGCAGGAACTATATTTGGACTTGTAGCTGCTTATATGGATATCATTTATTGGAATGGGGTTATTTGGGTATTACTGTCAGCTTCAGGACCAATG